ATACTCTCTCTACTTCTGCTTATGACGATGCGGGCAACAAAATCTATTTCAGGGCTGTGTCTCCTCGTACAGACAGTGGAACCAATAAAGTTAAATTCTATAAAAGAGCAGAACTTATTGGAGACCATGCAAACACAGTGAATGGAAATATCAGACATTGCGATGATGACTATGCTACTTGGAGTACCTATCGTCAAGTAGATTTGTCTACTGCTAGACCTGTTTTATATCAAGGAGGCCAAGCAAGACGTAGAATACATGAAGTGTTTATAAGTGATAATGTTCCAATTAGACTTAGAGCACTGGAGATTGAGTCTCATATAGGTGAGGGTGGGTCAGAGAATGAAGGATAAAGGAAAAATATATGGCTGATGCACAAACAAGTGGAGCAATGCAAGGGGCAGCAGCCGGGTCTTCTTTTGGTCCTTGGGGAGCTGTTATAGGGGGTGGAATAGGGCTTATGACTGCTGGTCAAGGCCAAGCCGCTGCTGATGAAGCAAATTCAAGAAATATAGCAGCACAGCAAACTGCTAATATGCAAAATGACCCCTTTGCCGCTACAGGGGATAGGGCTCAATATGTTCCCCAACTTAACCAATTGATGCAAGGTGGGGTTGCTGGTGTTGGGAATGATCCTGGTTTCCAAGCAATGGAAAAACAGAGCATGGGAGATGTTCAAAGAATGCAAGCTGCTTCTGGTGCTGCTAATGGAGGTGGTGCAACTTCTCAAATGCTATCCCAGAATATGGCAGACCAACAAAGCTATTTTAATCAACAATACAATAGGCTTACTCAATTGTCTGGTGCTAATACCAATATATCGCCTGCCATGGGGCAGGCTCCTGGTGCTGCTGCTACTCAAGCTAATCAAACCAATATGAATATGGGGGCAGGGTTTGGAAGTGTGGTCACTGGGCTTGGCTCTATATTTGGGAATACCAATCCAGCACCTAATAATAATACTTATAATGCAGCCCAATCTTCGTCTCAGGTAACTTAACATGGAAGGAAACTTTGTTTCTGGAATGGCCCAAGGAGCACAAGCTGCTAATGAGATGATAAATGCTCCGGCAGAACAGTCTCTTCTTTCGTCCAGAGCCCAAGAAGCTCAATTAAATCTACAAGAACATAAGCAGAGTTATGCTGCTAATATGGCTATTTATTCTGCCCAACAAAAGTTTGCTGCAAACAATAGCAAAACAGATTTAATGACTTATCAAGGCACTATTGAGATGTTAGATCAAATGGCTAAAGACCCCTCTATAGCTAGTCAACCAAAGGCAATGGATGAAATAAGAACTAGAAAACTTGAGGCTCAAAATGGAATGGCTAAGTCTGCAAAGGATAAACTTGCTACAGAAGCAGATCAAATAGAAATGGTTGGTAATGCTGTTAATCAGGCAATGTTAGCCCCCGAAGATGCTAATAGTTGGAAGATGGCTATGGATGCTGCTCCTCCAGAAATGAAGGACAATCTAGCTAAAGCACAAGCCTATTTTAATAGTCCTGAATATACTAAATTAGAGCCGTTAGATAAGCAACTTAAACAACAAGAAGTGTCTGGGCATTTCCAAACTGGTAAAATGGTTGCTAGGTCTAATAATGATATTAGTAAAATAATAGAAACACAAAATAAAGCTGTTGCTGATAAAGCTAAAGCTGACCAAATAGCACATCAAAGGGATCAAGAAATAGCCATTAAAAGGGAAAAACAGAAAGTAGATGCCAAGAAAGAAGAAGCTAAGAAAGAAGTTGACTTTACTAAAGAACGCATTAAGCTTACTAAAGACCGTGATACTGCTGTAGAAAAAATTACAGAAAAGCAAAGAGCTATTCTTAATAGTGTTGGAGCATCTCTTCCTACTGATACTAAGTCTAAATATATGTTCTGGCAAGAACCCAAACTTAGTTCTACCCAGAATGCTACTCTTAATGAACTTGAATTAGAAAAACAACAACGACAAAAAGACTTTACTGAAGGAATGAATACCACGAATCAGGCCCAAGTAGCAAAGGGAATTCATGGGACAAAAGAGATAGCAGCTAAAGATTTGCCTGTAGCCAAACTTGCTAATGAACATAAGTGGCCTGGAGCAGATCAGGGATATAATCCAGCTAAGTACGAATATCGTATGGTTGGTAAGGAAGTTCAAAGAAAACTTAAGGAATAATAGATGGCTGAATGGGAGTCTGCAAGTCCTAACGTGGGTGGATGGGAAGCTGCTTCTGCGCCTGAAAACAAGTCTTTCTTAGAAGAAGGATATTTAGGGCGTGTAGCAAAGGCTGCTGGAGAAGGTGCTGCTAAACTTGGTATGTCTAAAGAAGAAATAGAGGCAGAGAAGAAAGCTTTCCCAGACCCTAAAGAAGAGCCTTCTCCTGGGGTAGTAGAATCTCTTGCTCTTATGGGTAAACAACTTGTAGAGCATCCTCTGGATAGTTTAGTGGGTTTAGGAAAAGGTCTTGCTGCTGATCCTGAATTATTATTTCCTGCTCTATGGGAAACTGCACCAGAAAGATTGGCTGCATCATTAGCCAAGACAGCTAAAACAACTAAGAAAGTAGAAGATGTGGCTGCTGCTCTTAAAGCTAAAGATGTTGTTGATAAAACAAGCACCGCAAAGAAAGTGTTGTCTACAGGGGTTCGTGGCGCTGTTGTAGGGGCTGCTGCTGAAGCCGGGGCTGGTGCTGCTGAAGGAAAGGTAGACAAAGAAAAGGTAGCTGCAACTGCTGTCATGTTTGGTTTAATGGGAGCAGGTACTAGAGGTGCTGCTGAGGGTCTTAAAGGTGGATGGCAAGCTGCCAAAGGCAGCGTCATTAAAGACACAGAGGCTCTGAAGGAGCTCGATCCTGTCTTTGAGAAGTCTCGTATTAAACCAGATGAGTCTATTAGTGATGTAATAGGTCGTAGTAATGAAAAGAAAAAACTTGCCCAAACAGCCTTTAAGAACAAGGAAACCGGGGAAATAGAGGGTAGTGGTCCTAAGCATGATGAAGCAAAGAAAGCAGAACAACTTCCTTCTGATAATAAAGGAATAGAACAAGAAGCAAACAAGAAAATAAGTACTCTTAATGATCCACCCAAAGACTACCATCCCAAAGATGCTATAGAAGCAAAACATTGGGCAGAAACACAACTTAAGTCTGTTAAAGACGAAGATGCTAGGGCTAGTCTTCAAATTCTTATTAAACAAGCGGATGAAATTATAAAAGGAGACCAACATCCTTCTGTTGTTAAAGAGCATGGTATTGAAATTAAACGCAATGATAATTATATTGATGTTGTAAAACTGCCTAAAGACTTACAAAAACAAGGCTTGGGTTCCAAGATTGTGGCTAATCTTGAATCAGATATTAAGAAAGAGGGGCATAAAGATGCTTTTCTTATTGCTACGCCAGATTCTGTTGAGTTTTGGAGAAAGCAGGGATATAGGATAACCTCTAAAGGAGATGAGGGAATCCAAATGAGCAAGACTTTTAAAGAAGAGGCAACAGGACCTCTGGCTAAGACAGATAAAGAAAATCATATTTCTTTAAATCATACTGCTATTGAGAATGATTTTAGTAGTGGATTTAAGTATATCTTTGATGCTTCTACAGAAACTGGTAAGCAGAAACAAATTGTTTTTAATAAACTAGGAATTACTAAAGAGGGTTTCTCCAAACTAATTACTAGTGTTGGGGACTATAAAAATTTCCTACGTGCTCATGAGGAGTCACATGTAGCCCATAATGATAGAGAATCATACCCCAAAACAAAAGAAGGTAAGATAGACCTTTTTAATCCCAAAGCAATAGAAATAGAAACTCGTGCCACTAAAGATGCCCTCAATTCTGTCGCCAAGCATAAGGAACAAACTGGAACACATACCCCTGAACATGAGAATTCCAAATACAATCAAGGCTTCTTAGATAATGAAGGAAACTTTCTTGACCGCAAAGAGGCCCTTGCTCGTGCTGTAGAAACAAAACAAATACCAGCAGACCATTTCTTAGACGAACTACATTCTACAGACCTACGAGACAATGGAGAAGAAGCATTCCAAACGAAGGCCAATGTATCCCCAGATGACATGAAAGAGGCCAATGCTAAGATAGACAAAGATGTTAATGACACTTTAGGTAAAGCAAACCAAGACAATGCTTCTGTTCTTACAGCAGCCGTTAATGTTATTCGTGATAGTATAAACGAAATAAGGTCTATCAATCGTAAAGCAGAGATTTGGGGTAACACCATTAGGACCTTAATTCCTAATATAGGTAAAAAGGGGGACAATCCTATTCACAGAGAAAGAGTTACTCGTGCTATGGAGTCTGAACTTAAAAGAGATAAAATATATACAGATAAAGAAAAGCATGATGAATTGTATGGTACAGGGGAAGATATTTTAGATGAGAGGACCGGTCGTCCTAGTGGTTATAAAGAAGAAGGGGCATTTGGACGCCTTAAGGGAGCTCGTACATTAATAGCCCAAGGAAAGACCCCAAAAAATTTTAAGGGTACTTTAGAAGAATATATTAAGAAAACAGATGCTTTTGAATATTCAATAAGAAAGTGGGCATCAGAAGGGTCTGAAGAGCATGCTATTGCCCCAATGAAACTTATTGTGGATAGGATGGATGCTGTTGGGAAAGCAGCAAAAGCTGCTGGTCTTATTGAAGAACTTCGTAACAACTACGTTGCCCATGTGTTAGATTTTAGTAAGTCTAAACTTGATATTAAGGAACAACAGGCTCTTCTTGATAAGATATACAATGCTCCAAAAGATAGTAAACTTGTAAAAGATTTTACTGAGGCCCGTAAATATGAATTCCTTCGGTCTCTTGAAGAGGCTGTAGCTGGCACAGGAGTGGTTGTCCATACGGATATAGCCACCATTGCAGAGGCATATGAAAAGTCTATGCTAACTGCTATTGTGCATAAGAAGATGATAGATCATTTTACAGCTCTTAAGTCTCCAGATGAAAGAGGTTATCTCCTTCCTGCTGGACCAGAGGCAGACAAAGCAGGATATATACATTTTCAAGGTAAGGGGAGCAAACCCCTTGAAGGTCTTAGGGTTCATCCAGATTTGGTAGACCCAATGAAATTCATGTTTCAACAAGATGATCCAGAGCTTCTTCTAAGAGCGCTTGGGTCAATTACAATGCTTACAAAGGTCTTTAACACCGTGGGTAGTCTTTTCCATGCAACCAATTTAGGTATTGCTGGAGCTACGGCAGACCCTATGCTGGCTCTTAAAGAAATATTCTCTGGTGGTGCAGGCATTCGTGCCGCTACAAAAGCCTTTCGTACAGACGAAAACCATGCTTTAATAGACTCCTTTATTAAAGAGGGCCTAATGGCAGGTACAGAAGACATTAAACGTACCATTGTAGCAGACATGGGACAAAAAGTAGACCAACTATTAAGTAAGTTTGCTCCTGCTGATAAGAGTGTAAGAGCTGTCCAACACCTTACAGACCCATTTGATAAGCATATTTTACAGAACCTTAACGCCTTTACTTGGGATTATATGCACACAGGCCAGAAGATTAATATGGCTATGAATAAATTTGCTAAGGCTAAAGCAAAGAATCCAGAAATACCGGACCAACAACTTATAAAAGAAATTGCTAGTCATGTTAATACTACTTTTGGTGGTCTTGATTGGATGGATGTAGCCAATCAAGTACAAAATCAATATTTAAAAGCTTTTGCTATGAAAGCTGCTGGTATGCGTGGAAGGGCTTGGGGTCAAGTACTTTTGTTTGCTCCTGACTGGACTGTAAGTACTTTGCGTACATTCACTAGGGCTTTGCCTAAAGAGATGGCTAAACCCCAGAATTGGGAGTTTAGAAAAGGTATTAAAGGAATGTATAATCCTATTACTGAGTCTGACTTTGCTCGTAAATATGTTCTTAATACTGCTATAGGGTATTTTACTATCCAGAATGGTATTAATATTGCTTTGTCTGGGCACCCTATCTGGGAGAATAAAGACCCAACTAGGGTTGATAATGGCGATGGTACAACCATGCAGGTTGCTAAACACAGTATGGAAACAGCAGAATGGGTTAAAGACCCTCTTAAGACTCTTGGTAATAAACTTGGGTTCTTTCCAAAAGCAATTGGTATTGGCCTCACTGGAAGACAATTCTTAACTCAAAATGCTCCTAAAGTAAAACCTTTATGGGAAGGATATGCAGGACAAGCTGCGGGTGATGCTGGTGCAATAGCAAAAGAAGCCCTTCCTTTTCAAATTGGAGCAGCTATACAAGCTCCAGAAGGAGCCGGACTTAGTAGAGCTGTAGGTTCTGCTCTAGGAATGCCTACTTATGGTGTGTCTAGAGAGATCAGGTCTGCTGCTATTAAAGCAGGTAAAGCCGACGCCAAAAGAAAAAAAGAAGAAGCACAATGGGAAAACTAAATGTCACATAAAGACAGAAAAGAGTACCATAAAAATTATAATAAGGCACACCCTGCTTTAGCAGAAAAAGCTCGATTGGTGAAAGCCCAGTTAGTGTCTTTTTATGGTAATGTGTGTGCAGATTGCGGAAATGTGTATCCTCCTTGTTGTTACGACTTTCATCACATAGAACCTAAAACTAAAGGTTTTGAGGTATCTGGAATATGTGTTTTTGAGAAAGCTTTTGAAGAATCTAAGAAGTGTGTAATGATTTGTTCTAATTGTCATAGGATCAGACACTGGAAGAGACCGCAGGAAGACGTTTAAGCCTTTAATTTTTGCCTTTACATACCCATACCCCTAAATATCACCATCAACGCCTAGAAAGGCATTTTAAACGCAAAATGAACGTTTTAATCATATCTACAGAAGGAACACAAGGTTTGGACTTTGCATTGAGAGCAAAATCGTATGGACATGCCGTTCGTTTCTTCATAAGGCACAATCCAGATGGTTCAAGAAGTGAAACAGGTGTTGGTCTTATAGAGAGAATTCCTCACTGGGAGGCCTCAATGCAATGGGCAGACCTAATACTTTGCACAGATAACAATTTTTATGTGGATATGTTAGACAATTATCGTGTTAAGGGGTATCCTATATTTGGGGCATCCAAGTCTGCTGCTCTTTGGGAACAAGACAGGTCTGTTGGTGAGGATGCTTTTCATAAAGCAGGTATCAAAACAATACCTAGTAAAACTTTTACCAACTATGATGAAGCAATTAGGTACGTTAGTGAAGCGAATAAACGGTTTGTTTGCAAGCCGATAGGTGATGGGGATAAGGCACTCTCTTATGTTGCCCAATCTTCTAAAGATATGTTGTTTATGTTGAATAGGTGGAAAAAAGAACATGCACATAAAGGAGCTTTTATATTACAAGAATTTCGTAAAGGGATTGAGATGGCTGTTGGTGGGTGGTTGGGGGCCGACGGGTTTTCAAAGTTTTGGTGTGAAAATTGGGAATTTAAGAAGCAATACAACGATGATTTGGGTGTTGCAACGGGTGAACAAGGAACAGTACTAAGATATACAGAAGAGTCTAAATTGGCAGAGAAAGTTCTTGCTCCTTTAGAAGAAATTTTGCAAGGAACTGGAACTATTGGCTGTTATATAGATGTGAATTGTATAATTACACCTGATGGAGAAGCCAACCCCTTGGAGTTCACACAAAGATGTGGATGGCCTCTCTTCCAAATTCAACAAAGATTGCATAAAGGAGACCCTTGTGAATGGATGGTTGACTCTTTAGATGGGATTGATTCTCTCAAGGTGTCTAAAGAAATTGCAATTGGTGTTGTAATAAGTATGCCCCCTTATCCTGTCCCGTATCTGTCTAAGAAGGAGTGCTCAGGTTATCCACTATTTAATTTAACAATGGATGATGCTTTGGATTGTGTGCATCTGTCAGAAGTACAAAAGGGGGCAGAAGAAGAATTCGACACGGCAGGTGATTACGTCTGCACCGTATCTGGCACAGGTAAAACGGTGTCCGATGCTAAATGTGATGCTTATAAAAATATTAAATCTAAGATTGAAATACCTAACAGTATTGGATACCGTACTGATATTGGATGTAGACTAGAAGAACAACTACCAGAATTACATAAATTTGGCTATGTATTAGATTTAAATTATGAGTGATAAACTTCAACCAATACCACAAGATAAAATCCAAGAAGGACATCCTTGGAGAGACTGGCTTTTTCATTTAAGAGAAAAGGTTAATTCTTCTGCCTTAGTTGGTAGTGGTGTTACTTCTATTGTTGCTGGTACTAATGTAACAATAGCCCCTGTTACGGGTCTTGGAGATGTTACAGTTAATGCAACATTGTCTGTTGGTCCTATGGGGCCACCTGGACCCACTGGTCCAGCAGGTGTTATTGGTATAGATGGTATTGATGGCAATGATGGTGATAGGGGTTTTCAAGGCCCAATTGGAAATACAGGTAATACAGGTTCTGTGGGACCCCAAGGTCCAATTGGGTTTGCTTTAGACGGGGTAGATGGGGATGAAGGAATGCCCATACCGGGTTCTCCTGGGGCTACTGGGCAAACAGGTTCAGCAGGACAATCAGGAAGCCCAGGATTTAGTATTGATGGGATAGATGGCGAAGAGGGTATGCCTATCCCAGGAAACATTGGAGCAACTGGAGCTACAGGTGCTCAGGGTGTTCCTGGAGTTGCAGTATTTGCACTTGACGGAGAAGAGGGCCCAGAGGGTTTCCACATACCTGGGAATCAGGGAATTCAGGGCTCTACAGGTGCTCAGGGTGTTCCTGG